CCGTTAGGCATGTTCGCGAGGCAGATTGAAGGTGCCCTAGAGCAGATGCTTGACTTATTTGGTATAATTCTAGACTTGGGTGAGGATGATGGTGGAAGTGTAACGGTATTCAAGGACTTTAGTATCACTCAACGAGACGCCAATGATATTAAGGCACTTGGCGAAATGAGGTCACGCAACGACATCAGCCAGACTACTTACTGGCAAGAGCTTAAACGTCGTGGTTTACTCAATGATGATTTCGACCATAAACTGGAAATCGATCTACTAGATCTTGAATTCCAAGACGGTCAGTCAGGTTTTACAGAAGAAGAATTTGACTCCGGCAATCAAATAGGGGATGAAACGGAGGAGGCTGGAGGCCATATTCATGTCTTGCAAGCGGGTGGCTTCACTAATATAGTTGATGACCATCGTCACAGTTGGGAAGCCACGGGAAGTGAAACCTCTCTAGTTGACGGTCATACTCACAAATTAAGAGGAATTGCAGATGGCCAAACGAACCGTAGCGAAGGGGAACAGCAGGAGAGCAACACGTCAACCGGGACGAGCGGACAGGAACGTCAAGACGGGAACGGCGGAAGCTAATCCTGGCGGACATTCCGCTGATGGTGGTGGTTCCGGCAGTACCATGAAGTCTGGTACCACAGGTGGTTCCAGTAACGCGATGATGTCTGGTACGCCGTGAAGCGTGCCGCGATTTGTGGCCTTGGGCTAGTTGTCCTTTGGTTTTACCGACCTGATATAGTTCTTTGGATTGCGGCGGGCATTATCGTTGGGTGGGGCTTCATTCCTCAACCAGAATGGGCGCAGAAGTACATGGACGCTCTAAAAAATAAACTTGAAGAAATTACAGGAATACCTCTATGAGAATCTTGCTATTGCTCTTTGGGTTTCTAGTTATGGGTGTCATTCATGCGAGCGGATCGTATGATCCCACCCCTCCCATTGTCAATAACTATGAAACCAACAACTATTATTCCGAGACATTTAATGTTCTGGATGATGATGCTCTTTCTGACGTATTGGCAGCTAGTATGGCCGCTGATGCCATCTCCTTTGGTACGAATACTCGTAAATGGCAACTCGGCCTTGGTGCTGGCTATCATGAGGGAGCAGAAGCCTGGGCTGTTGGTATGGGTAAAATGGTAGAGACCGAAAAGATGGAATTTCTTTTTAGTTTAAAAGGAGCCCACTCTAACAGCGACTGGGGAGTTGGTATCGGGGCGACGATACAACTTGACTAATGAGCCCAGAAGAAGAGGAAGATTGGGAGGTTCCAGACCCCACATTTATCGAAAGGATCATCGGCTGGGGCAAAATTTTATGGACTGTGAAGAAAACGGTAATGATTCTATTAGGAATCGGTGCCGTCAGTGTCGGGGGTAATGTTGCGGAGGTTAATCCCTGGAAAGAAGCAGCCATAGAGATCGGTCTAACTGAACGCGATGCCATCCCAGAAGATGCCATACAATCAGTATATGACCCGAAACACGAACACAACATGGACCATCGCCACCCACCGCAGGAGTTTGTCATGCCAGAGCATAGTCATCCGCAAGTTGAATTTACTTTGCCCAAACATACCCATGCCCAGGTGGCTCATTCGCATCAATATGCTGAGGTGAGCCACAGTCACCCACTCCCACCAGCGCAAGATCTTGCGGCTGCTACCAAAGAATTCATTGCGGCTACGGTTAAGACTCAGATAGAGATTCTCGTACCCCCAGATCATTTGAAGTTACACTGATGAGCATAAGGAATATCAATCGCGGTGGTGCTGGAAGTTTCGCTAATCGGTTTCCACCCCATCCAACGAACATAGGCCGACGCCAACGGTTTCGTCAACTACGATTCTTCAGTCGTGGCCCAGCCTCCTTTAGCAAGGTGATGACACAAAGTGGCCAATCTTTCCGCAGGTAGATTTTCTAGGACCTCCCGCTTAGGTATGTTTCTGGTAACCAATCCAGGACGAACCACAACACAGACTTTCAGAACTCGCAATGTCCGCGTCAGTGGCGGACGACATACTCCAGCAAACAGGTTTCCCAGCGCATCAGCGCAACGAATTCTAACGAATTTTCCTTCCCGTGCTCGTTTCGGGAATCGCAGACCAGGTCTGCGAAACTAATGCTGTGCTACACTTGCACCTTAGGCAATAGATCGAGCAATAGATAATGCCCAAACATAAAAGGCGTCGCAGCCGTAAACGTAGGAGAAACTAATGGCACTTCAAAGACAAACACCATCTGCTGGCGGGTTTGCATCTACCGCAGGGCAACCGATTACCAAACCACTGATAACCTCTGTGGACGCGAATGGTAACGCACGAAAGAGTCTCGGCACCAGTTACAAGCGGCCGAACAATTTCAAGAACTCAGGCCCAACGGGCAAACGTGGCCGATAGTGCAGCCGTTGAAATACGCGATGATCTGATTCAACAGGAAGTCCTGTATCGTCGCGTTGACGCAGGCGTACGGAGTGATGTCAATAAGCGCCTTACGCAGTTAGGGCGTGACTTGAAGGATCTTATATTTAGTATTGATATTCATGGAACCTCTCGCAAAGGCGCACGTGAACGCCGGCTTAAGAAACTCAACGCTGAATCCAGGACTATGATACGAACCGCCTATTCAGAAATTGGAGGTATCATGCGGGCATCGGTAAGACGTATTGCGAAAGTGGAAACCAAGAAGACGACTGATGTTGTCAGGAAGCATGTACCATGATAAAATTTAATGATATGTCGAAGTCCATTAAACTGATAATCACCGCTGGCGCTGTTTCTACCGCGATGGTTGCCGTTGTCGTGCCCACAGTATGGGCGCTGGATACTCGGTATATCACAATCGGTTCTTTTGAACAAGCTCTTGATAAGCGGGATATTCGAGATCTTAAAAGAGACATAAGAAAACTCACCTATTTGAAGGACAGTGGACAAGCCACTGACCGCCAACTTTGGGAATTAGAAGACTTAACTCAAGAGCTTGATGAACTGACTCAGTGACGTAGTAATTTAATGGCTGATGTTTTAATAGAGTTTAACTCCGACGCACTCCCCGCTGAAGTAACGAATTCCATATCAAGTAGCCTATCGTTTGAAGGAGCCTCCCTTACTTCCTGGTGGCAACGACAATCAACCCGATTCCATCAAAGCTTCATGGACGAGATACGGGTTTCGTTAGAAAACGGTGAATCTGTTCAGCAGGCAGCGACGCGTATTGTGGGGGGTACAGTTGATGGTATTGCTGTGGCGGGCATTATGCAGACGAGCAGGCGGAGTGCTGAAGCTATTGTCCGTACCGCCATAAATGAAATTGTAAACCAAGTTCGATTAACCAGCCTTCAGGATATGGATGATGTTGTGAAGGCGATCCAGCAGGTATCCACACTTGATTCCAGGACCAGCGATATCTGCATAGCATACTCTGGCCTCGTGTGGGATATCGAGGACTTGTCACCCATAGACCATGCATTACCCTTTAATGGTGGGCCACCCAGACACATTAATTGTCGCAGCACAATCGTACCTGTCTTACGGTCTTTTGATGAACTTGGTATTGATGCGACCGACATTCCAATGGCAACTCGCGCGAGTATGGACGGAGAAGTTCCAGGTGACATTACTTTTTCTGATTGGTTGCGAGGTAAATCTACTTCTTTTCAAAATCAGTTATTGGGGCCTGGCCGCGCAGAGCTTTGGCGTGAAGGGAAGATCACTCTCACTCAGCTTGTAGACATGCGAGGTAATCCGTTGACTTTGGACCAGTTAGAGAATCTGGGGAATTAAGTCTTGCAAATTAATACAGATTTCAAATATAATGGCGAACTAGTTTACCAATAACCCGGGAAGGGAGAACGAAATGCCACTACAAGCCACCTTGGATAGTCTTGAAGGACTATCCGAAGATTTACATGATGAATACGAAGCTGATGCAGAAGGAAAGTTTCAGCTAAAATTACTCAAAGGATTGGTCTCGGCCGATAAGGTCGAGGACGTGACAGGATTGAAGTCCGCGCTCCAAAAGGAACGCGAAAACAATAAAACCCTGACACAGTCAAGACGCGCACTAGAAGAACAGTATGCGGGCTATGACCCTGAAGAGTTCACTCGCTTAAAGGAGTTAGAAGATAAGGACAACGAGAACAAAGCAGAAAAGAAAGGCGAGTGGGATAAACTCAAAGTACAAATGACAGACAAGCACACGGAAGAGCTTGGTAAGAGGGATACAAGGGAGCAGAAATTGCTAACCGCATTGGAGCGCAAAACGATTGACGCTGAAGCGGTTGCTGCATTGAATGAATTTAAGGGTAATGTCACGTTACTCTTACCTCACGTGAAGGGTCACGTGAAGATGGTCGAGGAAGATGGCGCGTTCGTGGCGCGGGTGGTTGATGACGCTGGCAACCCCCGTGTGAACGGAGATGGCAATTTTCTTACCGTTCGTGAACTGGTTAGCGAGATGCGAGATCAGGATACCTATGCTACTGCGTTTGACAATACGGTGAAGTCGGGAGGTGGGACACCCCCAGGTGGAGGCGGTGAAGGACCCGGTGGCAAAAAGGGAGTGATTCCCTCGGACCTTAAGCGAAGCACGATGATAACGAAGGACAAAGTCGCGTTCATTAAAGAGCACGGCGAAGACGAGTTTATGAAACTGCCCGCTTAAGGCTTACTAGTTCAGATAGAGGATACTTAAATGCCAGAAGGTACACGCGAGTCCTTTGCTGGAGTTGGTCGTCTTCCAGAGGGTATTATCTACCCAGAGCTGGTGCATGGTGGTATGGTAGAAACGTTGGTGCAAAACACTGACGCGTTCAACGCCGCATCACTTAACACCATTCGCCTGGTAACACAGCGCCGCAGGGGTGATTTTCACCAGGAATCGTTCTTTAAGAATGTTTCCAGTCTCATTAACCGCCGGGATGTAAACGTTTCACCGGCCAACCCAACCGTATCGTCTAGTCCAGTGCCAATCGACGAGAACATTAGCGTGAAGCTAAACCGTCGTGTCGGTCCTGTCGATCAGACTTACGATTCATTCCGCAAGCTCGGTGATAGCGCCGACCTCGAGGTTCTTAGCTTTTTGCTCGGTGAGCAGATTGCGAAAGCCATGCAGGTCGAGATGCTTGATTCAGGTCTGCGGTCCGTTGTCGCATCGATCACCGCGAACGCTTCGTTGATCCACACGGGCGCAGCAGGTCTCACCACTGATGACCTGGTCAGCGGCCTTGCCACATTTGGTGACGCATCCAATCGCGTCAGTATGTGGGTGATGCACTCCAAGCCGTTCTTCGAACTGATCCAAAGTCAGATCACTGCCAACATTGACGGAATCTCGAACTTCAACATCGCACAGGCCTCCCCTGTCACGTTGAACCGTCCTGTCCTGGTTACAGACTCTACGGCATTGCTCGATACGAGCGTATCTCCGCAGAAATATATCACGCTAGGTCTGGTGGATAGTGGAGTGGTGATGGAAGATAGTGAAGAGGAACTGATGTATACCGATGTTATCACCGGTAAGGAAAACATCGTTGCTCGCCTGCAAGGTGAATACGCCTACAATGTAGGTTGTAAGGGTAGCAAGTGGGATGTCACTAATGGTGGCGTCAACCCTAACGATGCAGCTCTTGGCACCAGCACCAACTGGGATATTGTCATGGACGACGTGAAAGATCTGAGTGGTTTTGCCATTCGGTCGGACTTCTAAGTCCCATACGACGGGCGGCCTTAATCGGCCGCCCTTTTTTAATAACGAGGAATAGAAATGCCAAAGCCACTAGCAATACTCTACTTCACACGTGATAGAACTGACACCGCGAAAGACATTGCGGCTGCGGTCCGTACTGAAGGCAATTTAGTCAATATGGTTTTCGCTGCGGGGTTTAAAGGAAATCAACATTGCATTAAATGTGAAGCCGTTGTGATCCAGGAGTCCTATGGAAAATCTGAGTTTATCGCAGATGCATATCGCGCCCTGTGGCCCGAAGCGGAAATCCACTTCTATGACGACGATGGTAAGTTTCTTGATGAGGGAGTGGCGCCATCCGATCCTGAACCTTCCACAGAGGTAGTGCCTGAAGATGAGAAACCTGACGTTGCCAAAGAAGAGGTTGTCGACTCCGGTTCTGAAACAGAGCCCGTTGATACCCCCACTGCTGAAGAGGCAGAAGCTAAACCTGCAGACGCTCCTTCCACTCGTAAAAAATCAACAACTAAAAAACGATCCACTAAGAAAAAGTCAACCGGATCTAAATAGTTTAATTTTCACTGTCTGCCGAGGCCCTGTTTGGAAGAAGGGTTTAACGGTTATCTCTGGCATTTTAGGATTCAATGATCCCATCAGTGTTATCGCCAGTAGAAAACGCCCTGTCGTTTGTTACGATACTGAAGATGCTAGAATAAACTCAAAGTTGGGTGGTCATCTTAAAGCTTTCAGTGTTCCTGCTCGTGCTTCTAATGTAGAATTTTATTTTAAATCAACCCAACCCGTAGATCCAGTATCTACCCTATTTTTGTTTAAAGATATTCCACTGCCTTGCATGGAGTTACTCAAAGGCGCTAAAATCGTTGGAAGTTTGGATTGCCTCGTTAAATTCTTTAAAGGCAGAGATGAAGAATTTTACCTGGTCGCGTATTGGCGTGATTTCGTAGCAGTGGAGATCGTAAATTGAGTGGAACGAATCTTTCATCCGTTGGTGGCAGTGATCCTGCTGCGGCGGGTAGTGGCGGATTTACTGGTTTAGGTTTGTGGAGATACCGAACTGATATAACCAGTACCCCAGCCGCAGGGAGATTACAGTTTGATGATACAACTGTTGACGATGCCACTGAGTTATATGTTAATGTAGTTAACGATGGTGGTACTGACATGACCACCTTTCTTGCGCTTATAAAGTCTGGCGATTTGGTTTATGTTCAGGATCAGGGAGATGCAAGTAAATTTGTAATTGCTGAAGTAGGTGCGTCTTCATTATTGTCTGGTGTTTTCACATTTGCGCTGGTAAATGTAGAATCACAGGGAACAGCGATTGCGAATAATACGACGGTTGCTTTTGTAACTTCACATTCAGGTAGTAATTCTGGATTGATAATTCCCTTTTTCAATGAAGATACCACGCAGGATAATATCAATTTAATAGATGGGGAGATTCCATTTTTTAATGAAGATACCACTCAGGATAATATTGGACTGGTGTAATGGCTGATGAGATTCCCTTAAAGGTAAGACGGACTGCGGGAGATACTGACGCACTCGCAGAAATGGAGGTCGGTGAATCGGTTGGTCTTGATCATGGAGGAACAGGGGCTGTCACCGCAGGAGCCGCGTTAGGTAATCTAGGTGGTGAACCTGCCAATGCAAATATCCAAGCTCACATCGTTGATACAGCTAATCCACACGCGGTGAGTGCCGCGCAGGTGGGGGCTGAACCTGCCAATGCAAATATCCAAGCGCATATTGCTGATACGGCCAACCCACATTTGACGCCAACCTTCCCTTTGGAGGTTGAAGACGAGGGAGTCTCGCTGACTGTTGCGGCTGCAAAGATTAATTTCGCAGGGGCGGGCGTTACCGCTACAGAACCTGTCGCTGATGAAATTCTTGTAACGATTCCTGGCGGAGGTGGAGGTGCGGCAGCAGAATTTGCTGATTATTATGCCAACGCCGCCACGACGATTACTGGGGCGGCGGTAACAGTAGGGCTAGATGTAAATCGCCAAGAAACCGCAGCGTTTACTCGATCTGGTGATGAAGTAACGATTAACACAGATGGCGATTATGGGGTCCAATACGATGTCACCTTAGATGAAATAGCCGCTCCCCCAGCCACGATTGAAGCATGGTTAGAATTAAATTCTGTCGAGATAGCAGGAACAAGGGGCAGGATTTATCACGATGACCCAGATGAGGAAGGTTCGACCCATGCGTTCATTATTCCTAGTTTGGTTAATACTGATGTCATTCGAATTCGTGCCCAGCGAGTAAATGGAGCGCAGGATTGTGATACCCATGCCAACGGTGTTCGGTTATCTTTCTTTTCTATTGGCGCAAATGGCCCACCAGGGCCAACAGGCCCACCAGGTGCTGGTAGCACAGTAATTATAGAAGATGAAGGTGGTGTGGTTGCAGGTGGCCCACATGATACATTAAATTTTATTGGAGCAGGAGTAGTCGCAAGTGATGCTGGGGGTGGGACAGCTGATGTTACAATTCCTGGTAGCGAGCCGGTAGTTACTGAGGCGAGCGCGACTGGCATCACGACGACCACCAGCGGGTCAGACGTCCTCGTCCCTGGCATGACAATCACACCCGGCCCTGGTAATTATAAGGTCGAATTTAATACTTCGTGGGAAAACAGTGGTGCCGAAGATATGTTCGTTTCGATCTATGTCAATGGCGTTCAGATTCCTCACACTGAACGGATAACCGAAATGGAGAGCTCGATTACTGACGCCGAGTTGGCATGTGTGACTCACGGCCTTGCGATTAACGTCCTCGCGGCGCAGGCGATCGAGATTAGATTCCGGACAACTGGTGGGACTTTGACGATGTTAAACAGGACGATGTTAGTAACTAAGGTGACATAGATGACTTGGGAACAACTCAATGTATTAGTTCCAAATCCTGATTGTGATACTGATGGTGGTGTGGTTACTGCGTGGAGGGATGTTAGGGCAGAACCAACCCAAGCTCAAATTGATGCCGTAACACAAGCACAAGTTGATAATCAGGAATTATTAGATTTTCGTGAACAAGCCAAACTTGCACCTGACATTTTAGGTAGTCATTTAGGCGTTCAAGCCAGAGCACTGATTGAAATGTTCAACCGCCGCGATAACTTCTTAACAAATCGAATTATTGAATTGCAAGATGCGATGGATGCAATGAAGGCGAGTACCGGTGCGGTGGCTAATCTTAGGGCTGCAATCCCTG